TAATCGGCAATTCTCAGGCCAGTTTCAACCTGGCAAACGCTTCTTCGAGCACGGGCGATCCATCAACCCATCTACGTCCGATTATCCCAACCTGATTTGTGGCGGCGTAGAGTTCCACCAAACGCTGCATCATCATCTCGGCCACCTGGGCAATGCGGTAGAAGCGGAAGCAGCCGAGCACGGCCACATACAAACCCGTGGTGAAGGTCCCTGGCGCGTACTCGCTCATGTAGTAGGGGATATCGAGGATACGATCCGGCGCGCCTTCGGTGAGGCCGGGCTGCCAGATGTATTCGAGGTCATTGCCGCCGGTCGTGGTTGCCACCTTGAGCTTGCGAGTTCGCTTGACGAACTCACGCGAGACAACCCAGGCCGTGGCCTTGTCCTGCTGGTAGCCTTGCTTGAGACTGAACTTGAGGTTGATCAGGTCGTCGCCCGTGACGGCGGTAGCGGATGCCGCGGGGATATCACGCGCCACGCTGATGCCATTGGCCGAGGCCGTGTAGATGCCCAGGGGCTGGCCGGTACCGTTGCCTGAAATGAATGCCTTCTCCTCGGTCACTCCAAACTTATAGGCCAATTCTTGATTGACCTCGTTCTCCGCGTCGGTCGAAAGGAGAAGAGTCCGGATCGAGATCAGCGCCAGCTTGGAACAGAGCTGCGGCTCCAGATCTCTCCTATCAAAGGCCATTGATGTGTCTTCCGTGACCGCCGCGACTTCTGTGGTCCAGTTGGCGTCCGACATATCGGTGATCCGTTTCCGGATGCCGAGCTTTTTCGCATCAGTGACCGTGGTGATGGCCCCCGCTTCGGCGCAGAGCTGACGGATATAGACCTGATCCTGGATCAGCCGCACGATGTCGGCCGAGATCTGAACGGGGGTGATCAGGAAGCCGCCCTTCGAATCCGTCGTGATCACCGTATCGCGGTATTCGGGCGACATGGCTCGGGACTGTTCGCCCCGGAGTTCAGACCGGACCTCCCCGGTTCGCAGCCAGTGGCGGAAGGCCAGGAGCTTCTTGTGGGTGGTTTCCTTGGTGGCCAGCTCGCCCGTTTGCCGGTCGCGGGTTTCGGTGTGCAGCGGTTCGGAGGTGCGCGGAGTGGGGGAATCGAGATCGGACGTGGCGACTTCGAGTCGCTCCATCCGCTTGATGCGTTCAAGCAGGGCGTCGGCCCCGTCCATCGCCGCATCGAAGGCTTGTTTGTCCTCGGCCGTGGGACCGCCTTCGCGGGCCTCCGCCTCGTTCCACTTTGTCTGGGCCTCATTAATGGCTGTGGCCCGCTTTTCCCGCAGTTCAACACTGGTGGTCATGATCATTCTCCATCGGGTAAGAGGGCCGGTGTTAATCGACCTCCATCTTCGCCAGCCGTAATCGCACCGCCGCACTGTTACGCCAGGCAGCGACCCGCCGTTGCTGGTCACGGCGAGAAGTATTGCTTGCTTCAAAGCGCTCTTTCGCCTCTCGCTCGGCCGAGGCGAAGTCGATGACGGAGCCGGCCCGCAAGCCGACCGAGGTTCCCGTGTAGGCGGGATACGTGGCGACCGTCACGTCGAGCAAATCGACCGAGAGCAGCTCCCTGTCGGTGTAGAGCGTGTCGCCCTTCACATACTCGGTGATCCGCTCGCCGGCCCGCTTGACGATGATGGTGCCGTCGCCCTTATCCACGGTCGTCTGCCCGGTGTTGCCGTTGCGGACCTCGAAGCTGAAGGACATGCCCGAGATGTCGCCCCGGTCGATCGGGATGACGACCAAGTCGTGGATCGTCTGCGAGGGCGAGAGCTTGGTCTCCTGGAGGAGGCCCTTGTCTCGCTCACTGAGCGATAATGTGCCCGAGGCGGTGCGCCCGAGGACGAAATTGGCGTCATGGTTGAACAGCGTCCGCACGTCCTGCCGCTCGGCGATCGCGGCCGAGTAGGCACCCGGGCGGATGATCTCACGCCAGACCCAGGACGGGCTAGAATAAAGCGTCGCCCATTCGTTAAACACGGAAGCATACCCCACCAGGTAGGGGGTCTGCCCTGAGGCGTCGGCCCGTCGCTCGATGCGTAGCTCTGGTGCGGCCTGGATACGACGTTCGGTGGTCATTTTGGTAGCCGTTCGGTAGAGTCAGTCGTCGCCGCTTGGCGGGGCGTGGATTGAAACAAACCAACGAGATAGAGGACCCCTACCATGATCACCGCACTGATCGCATTCGTCGCCCTGGTCGCCGGTCTCGTGGCTGGCGGCTGGCTTGGCTTCGGGGCCGGATACCAGGAGGGGCTGGAAGACGCCGGATTCCGCCGGTCGAGTGACTCCCGCCACTACTGGGAGCCCTGTGGCAAAGTGTCGCCTGATCTCGGTCTTCAAGACGGCGCCCGGTGGTCATGATGGTCGTTCTTTCCGTGCGATCAACTTGCCTTGGAAGTTGGGCCTGATCGCCTCATTGAAGATCGTGCCGGCCGACTCGCTTCGGATGAGCACGGCGAAGAGGTAATCGGGGATGTCCGCATATTCATAGACGTCGCCCGAATGGAAGGTGAGCTGAAGCGTGTGGGTGTTCTCCTCGTAGGCGGCCGAGGCCAGCACAGAGGAATCGAGGAGGACGACGATCATGGTCTGAAAATAGGCGTCCCGCCAACGAGCGATAACAGAATGCCGATCAGGACCAGGATGGCCAGGGCCAGGAGTACCCACCTGATGCCGGCTTTCCAATCTTCCCGTATGAAGGGCGCCTTACGAATCAGCAAATCCAGGAGTCCGAAGACGATGCCGAGCACGAGAAGAACGACAACGACATTGACGACACCTTGAATCGAGATGCTCATTCCTGGACGCTCGCGTTGATTTTCGGCATCGTCATCGTTTGATGTTTTGAGAGATATGCCATAGGTGGTAGAATGAACAGGAGACGTTCGGATCGTTACTCCGACCGTCCCCCTGACCACAACCCTGTCTTACCGGAGACACGGCCATGGCTGAGAACAAGTCTATCACTTCGTCTGATGAAAAACCGTTCAAGCTGGTCCCGCGAAGAAGCGAGACGAAAGAACAAAAAGCGAAACGGATGGCTCGGCAACGCGAGCAACGGGCTGATCCCGAGTACAGAGCAAAGGAAAATGCACGGGCATGCGAGCGATGTGCCAATGATCCTGAATTGAAAGCTAGACGGCTTTCTTACTACCACGAGCGATGCGCCAGAGATCCCGAGTACAGAAACAATCTCATTGCTCGGCGGCGAGAACAACGCGCCAACGATCCTGAGTTCAAGGCGAAGCAGGCTGCTTATTACCGTGAACGATTGGCCAATAATTCTGAGCATAAAGCGAGGAAAATTGCTTGGGACCGCAAGCGCAAATACGGTCTTGAGGAGCATCAATACCGCTCTATGCTTGAGGATTGTCAGCATCGCTGCCCAATCTGCCGCGTGCCGTTCAATGATGCTATTCGCAATCTTAGACCTGTTGTCGATCACTGCCATAGAACTGGCCGCATCAGGGGACTTATCTGCAATGCATGTAACAGGTCGCTGTCCGAACTCCTCGACGATCCCACGCTGCTTCGCGCCGCAGCAGATTACCTTGAACGTTCGGCTCAATCTTGAACCTTGCCGTTGGCTGGTTCCAAGGTAGTTGCATCGCCATTTGTCGATTCTCCGGGCTCGATCTCTTCGCCTGATTTCTCTTCAGCCTTGGCTTCTTGTGGGGATTCAGGTTCTTCTCCGATGAGTTGCAGCGTGGTCTGGTTGAGCTGCACGAGGAATTTATCTCCGCCCGCCTCCTCGCCGATCGGGTTCAGGTTCTCACGTTGCCGCACTTCGTCCCGGTTCATCCAGCCGTCAGCGAGGGCGGCATGATAGGCATTGAACCGGCTGACGATATCGCCGCGGAGCAAAGCGTTGACATTGTGTTCGACGTAGAGCCCGGCCTTGCGTTCCGCGGGCGTGAACAGCTTGAGATGGCATTGCTGCTCGATGGCGACCAGCCAGTACATCAGGGCCGTCATCAGGTAATCGAGGTTCGATGCCTCGATGTTGGCGAGGTGCGACTGGCTGAAATCACCGGCCTTGTGCGGGGGCACCCGCCAGGCTCGGAGGACTTCCAGGAGCTGGTACTTGCGGGATTCGACGAGTTGGGCCTTCTCCGGGTCGGTCGCCGTTGCGTTCCATTTCGCGCCTTGCTCAAGCACCGCGACCCGATGCCGCTGGCCGGGTCCGGCGTGCCGGCCTTCCCAGCCGTGGCGAAGGTTGCGCACGGCTTCGGGGTTCATGGTGATCGGCGACTCGATCACGCCGTTGGGCTCGCTGCCATTGGCGAAGTAGTCGGCGGTGTACGTCTCCTCGGCGATGCCGACGCCGATGGCCCGGCGCAGCAGCCGGATGTAGCTGTAGCCGGTGATGCCGTCATAACCGAGGCCGGCCAGGTGCAGGATATTCGCGGGGGCGAGATACTTGTTGGCGTCGATCCGGTATCGCAGCTTGCCGTCGACGCGGATGGCCGCCGTGGTGGTTGGGTCGAGCAGGTGCAGGCCATAGACCCCACCCCGGCCGGTGCGCTGGATCTCGGCATAGCCGTTGCCATGCGACAAAGTGTGGCCCATCCAGGCGCTTCGCCAGGTGACTGCGGTACTCTCACCCTCGCCATCAGGGTTGAGGGCCAGGCGCTCCTCGACCGGATGATCATAGCGATGCACCCGCCCGCCATCGGGGAGCCGCTGGTAGACATTGAGCGGCAGCACGGCGGTATCCGTCGCCAGCACGGTGAGGGCGGCCAGCAACGCCGGCAGCTCCAGCGCCGTCCGCTCGGTGACGGGGATTCCGCCCGTCCCGCCGGACCAGGGCGGCATCCAGAGCTCCTCGCCGAGGATCGCTCGCTCCTCCCTGGCCGCGGCTGGCGGTGTCGGGGCGGCGACGGCAACATGGGTTGCCCAGGGTTGCGAACCGTTTATCATGGGGTCAGGAGGAATCGCTCATGGACCGGCTGATGACTGATGACGAGTTGAGGACAGCCTATCCCGATCTGGCAAAGCGCTATGATGAGATGATGAAAACATTTGATAGGAAGTTTAAAACCAAAGGGAAGACAAGCCAGGCAACGAAAAAATGGCTTTGCAGAATGCTTGTTTATGGCGAGTGGGTTCATTTTGAAACTGATGCAAAACGCGGAATCAAGCATTCAGTGCAGGGCGATCCGCTAACAGGGAACCGCCGCGAAGAGTGGAAAGATCCCCAAACGGGCGAAACTCGCATTGAACTCAGCAATGATAAAACTGGTGAGAAGCGGACGATCATCCGCCCCAAATGAATCATCTAAAGAACCAATAGCGGTCGGGTTTCGTAGACCGAGGCCGTGGAAGTCATGGAAGTGAACCCGGCCAGGGCGTTGACCAGGGCCGCCATCCCGTCGATTTTCTTGGCGCTCTTCCGTTTGCTGAGCTTGATGTTGCCTGCCGCATCCTGTTCGGCGACGGCGTTGCTGGCGTGCCAGCGCAGGATCGGGTGCCCGGCGTGGCGGAGCTGGCCCGAGAGGATCAGCCGCAGCAGCTCCTTGGTCGGGCCTGAGAGCGAGAGATAGCCCTGGCGGATGTATTCGACGGGTAAGCCGTCCTGCTCTTTCAATTCGAGGCCGAGCTTCGTGGCGTTGTAGGGATCGATCAGGAGCTTGACCATGTTCCGCTCCTGGGCCAGGGCATTGATGTGGTGGCGGATAAAGCTGTAGTCGATGACGTTGCCGGGCGTCAGGGTGATCAGGCCCATATCCGCCCAGGTCCGATAGGGCACCTGGTGCCGCTTCTCCAGATCGACAATCCCCTCCTCGGGCAACCAGAACGACATCTCGACGTTGACGGCCGAGTCAGGATCACCAGAAACGATGGCCAGGGCAGTCAAATCGTCGAGCTGGGAGAGGTCAAGCCCGCCCAGGATCGGGTCGCCGGCAGTCAAGATCGCGTGAGCGTTGCAGGCGTCCCATTGCTCGATACTGCAAAACGCCTGCGCGCCCCGTGCCACGATGTTGAGCCTGAGGCGCTTGAAGTTGGCGAGCTTTGTGGGCAGTTCCTTCGCCTCGGCCAGCTCCCGTCGGAAGTCATCGATGCTGATCGTGTGGCCGAGGCTGGGATTCGCCTTCCGCCAGGTCGCGGGGTCGTCGATGTCGTCTTCCTCGAGAGCCCGATAGACAACGCCGAGATGGGTGATGTCGGGGATCACACCAGCATTCACCTTTTCGGAGTATTCCCGTTGCTCGTGCCAGATGCCCGCGGTGTCTTCGCCTGCGGTGGTGATGCTGATCTTGAGGGGCTGTTCGCGGCTGGCCCCCGCGTACTCCATCACGTCCCACATATCCCGCGTTTTGGATCTGTGGAGCTCGTCGAAGATGACGCAGCTCGCGGATACTCCATCTTTCTGACTGACCTCCGCCGAGCCCGCGACGATCCGGCCGTTGCCGATGGGATCGATGATCCTCTTCCGCGAGTCCACCAGTTCGAGCCGACTTGCAAACTCGGGAGAAGACCGGACCATGCGAGCCGATTCATCAAAGAGGATGCTGGCCTGGTCGCGATCGACGGCCAGAACGTAGACCTCGGGCGCCCCTTCGCCATCGGCGACCAGGAGCAGGAGTGCCAGGGCACTCAGAAGTGTCGTCTTTCCGTTCTTCTTGGCCACTTCGAGATAGGCTCGTTTGAAACGACGCTTGCCATCGGGCGAGCGCCACGAAAACAGCCGCATTAAAAAGTCCGTTTGCCAAGGGAGCAAGTCGAGCAACTGCCCCGCCCATCGGCCTTTGCTCTGGCAACAAAACGTCTCGATGAACTCACAAGCCGCCTTGCCGATCGCGGGGTCGAAGTAACACCCCTGCGCGATGGCCAGGCGATCGGCCGAGCCGCGTATCCACTTCTTGGCGACCTTGGCCTTGGCGACGGCGGGCATGGGTGACTATCGGGCCTTCTGCCTGGCCAGGAACTCCCCGAGCCGGTCGCGCGGGCCGGGCTCATTGCTCTTGATGCGGGAGCGTGCCGAGGGCGTGAGGCCGAACTCGATCAACAGCTCTTTCATCAACCGGGCCATCTGAATCTCGATCATGACCGCGGGGTTGGCCTTCACCTGGCCGGTCGTCTCGATCGTCGCCCCCCGCTTGCTGGTGACGGTCCGCGCGACCTCGATCACGAGCCCCCGCTTGGCGACCTCGCCGCGAGCCCGGAGCCATTTCGAGTAGCACTCGCAATAGACCGTCAGTGCCGCCCCATCGGCCTCGGTGAGCACCCCCATCCGCTCGAGGATCGGACAGAGCCGCTCCCACTCGGCCCGGGCCAGGGCGTCGAGATGTTCGGGTATCTCCGGCCGGGCCGGCGGCAGGCTTGGCTCCTGCTGGTTGACCCGGCTCGACCTGGTGCCCGCCAGGATCTTCAGTTTCGTGGGGGACGGCTTGCGGCCTCTCATGATTGGCGTGGTTCCAAGCCCATGCCGGCCAATCGTTCAAGCGCGATGGCCACATACGCTGGCGATAGCTCGATGCCACGCCCGAGCCGGCCGAGTTGCTCACACGCGACGATAGTGGTTGCGGCCCCGAGGAAGGGATCGAATACGGTGCACGGTTGCGGCTCGGCATCGTGGGAGCAGGTTGGACGCCAGCCGAGGGTTGCTTTCTCTCGAATGAAACCTGTATCGAGAACGCTATTCGTTGACGGCTTCTTATTGTGTCCCTCGGATGAATAAATCGCCTCTTGAGTGGCTGGTGCCCAATGCTGTTGGATCAGTCTTCCAGTTGGTTCCGTCACCCGTTCCCACGGTGCCCCGCAGGTCGGGCAAGCGCCGCGTTCGCTGGTGCCCGCCTCGATGCATCGCGCGGCCAGCTCCACGGGGAATGTTGCGAAGTGTGCCTCGGCGAAAGGCTGCGGCGTGATCGTCCAAACCGAGCGGGTATTACGACCGGCGGGATTGAGCTGCCGAGTCGCTCCAGAAGCGGCCCAGCCACCAGAGGCAACCTTGCCAAGCGCATCTTGTCTACCGACTGCGCCCGCTGCTGTGCCGCCGTACTTACACCGCTCTATGGTGGCCGGCTCATGCGCCTCCCGTACGGCCTCGCTATCAAAAAAGTACCGTTCCTGCTTCGCCATCAGAAATATGTACTCATGTGACTTTGTCGGCCGATCCGTCACGCTTTCTGGCATCGGATTCGGTTTATGCCAAATGATGTCCATACGTAGATACCAGCCATCGGCTTGCAGCGCGAACGCGCAACGCCATGGGATTCCAACGAGGTCTTTGGGCTTGAGGCCGGCAGGCACCGGGAAATCCGAACCGTTGCAATGTTTGGATACGGTGCCGTTGTGTGTTGAGATTCCGCTACCATAGTTGCCCTTGCCGCCGCCCGCATATGAGTCCCCCAGATTCACCCAGCACGTGCCATCGTCCCTGAGCACCCTTTTCACTTCCGCGAACACGCCGGTCATCGCCGCGACGAAAGCCTCAGGGGTGGCTTCGAGGCCGAGCTGGCTATCGATGCGGCGGGCACCGCACTTACCGCAGGTGTCACGAAATTGCTGCTCGCGCTTGGATTCGGCCCAAGCCGCTTTGTTTGGTCCCAAGCCGTCACGATTTGGACCCAGCGTACTGGCTGTATGCGGACCACCTTTAGGCGCGTCTTTATGATCGCATTCCGGATCGCCGCCCTCCCAGGTCGCCGTGCCATAGTCTCGGAGCGACCAATAAGGGGGAGAAGTTACGCACATCTGCACTTGTCCATCACACACCCGCGTCACATCATCGGCCTTCGTGCTATTCCCGCACAAGATCCGGTGCTCGCCCTGCGTGGTCTTGCTCGGGATCACCCACAGGTCGCCCGGTTTAACTTGCCACTTCGCTTGTAACTCATCGGCCCGGTCGATCTGCGGGCCGGGGTCCTCGGGCGGAGCGCCATTGTCCAGCACATCATCGGCCAGCGTCTTCAGCAGCTCATCAACGTCATCGCTGGAATAGCCGACCGCCGCAAGGTCGAAGTCCTCCGACTGCAACGCCCGAAGCGTCTCGGCCAGCCCGGTCGAATCCCATTCGGCAAGCTCGGCCGTGCGATTGTCGGCGATCGCGAAAGCCGTGGCCTCGCTGCCCTCGAGCCCGGTCTGCGTGACCTCGATATCCTTCCACCCCAGCGCCCGGGCCGCCTCCAGCGTGCCATTGCCGGCCCGCACAATGCCCTTGCCATCGATCACGATCGGCTTGACCTGGCCGAACCGCGCCAGCGACGCCGAGATCGCCGCCAGGTTCCGTTCGGGGTGCCTGCGCACATTGGCCGGGTCGAGGTGCACGGAATCGATCGGCACCCGTTTTACCTTGATCGCCGCAGCATCAGCCGGTGCCGATTGAGTCTTGGGCTTTGCACTCATGACAATTGCATGATATCAAATTGCTTCAAACGCCTTGGAATTCTGGCAAAAAAAGCGCGCGGG